ATGCGCTCGGGTAATCGAGGCATCCTTGATATGCGCACTCTGGATCGCTGCTGTCTTCACCTGCAAGGAACCCACGGAACCATTTTGCAGGTGACCGGTACCGATGGAGTTGAGGGCCAATTTCACGCCAGTGATCGAACCGGCAGCCAGCTGACGAGCAGCTACCGTCGTGCCCTCCAAAGCTTCTGCTGCCGTGCCCAGCGTGACGGAGGTATACTTCTTCGTAAGGCAGTCATAGGTGTACTGCGTCATCCGCATCGTCACCTCAACACCGATACGGCGGGCGATCACATGAACAGAATCGCCCAGGAAAATATCGGTGAGCGCGGCGAACTGCTTGTACTCCTCGGTGTCCTTGCAATTCACAAAGTCAACCTTCAGGGTAACTGTCGGCAAATCACAGCCTGCGTCATACTCAGCCTGCACAGCATCTCGCATGTCCTGGTAGCATTCGGTCAGGCTCTTGTAGTTGTCGCCTTCCGCGACTTCCTTCGCAGAAGAAACAGCAAGGTGGATCCACTTGGGATGCGCATACGAGCCAATATTCGGACTGTCAATATACAGTTCAGGCAGGTACAGCAGATTACCGTCCGCGTCCTCGCCAGTGGGCATAATACGCGTGACTACATCCGTCTCATCGACATCAATCGTGATGCCGGTGAGGTTTTTCTTTTCCCGGATCTGTACGTTGCTATCACAGCCCACCCGCTTGACGAGAAAAACGTCAAACCAGTCACGGGCCAACTCAGCGCCGTACTTCCCGGTCAGGCCGTCATCACCCAAGAGCGCTTCGACGGGGTTGATATTCTCCCAAAGCACATCGGATGCAGTGGATTCAAGGTCAGAATAGAACGTAAAGCCATGCTCAGACAGGCAGCCATCAGAGATGGCCTGCACAGCAGAAGCACCGACAGCGCCTGAACCCGGTTGTACCTGCTTGAGCATGTTATCGAGCAGGTCATAGAAAATATGCCGCGCATAAACTGTGACCTTGTCCAGTTCAGGTACGACACGGTAGATCCTGAAAGGCTGATCGCGGAGCTGTCGGGCTTCGATGGCATCATTCTGGAAGCCAACATACTCAGTCTTGCTCTGCTGCTCCGTGCGATCATAGGTCAGGTATTCAGAGGCCATGTAGCCATGCTTGCCATCCGGCGCGGTAACCTCATACCAATCGCTGGTGGTCTTGTCCAGCACAATGACCTCGCGGCCTTTTTTATACTTTCCAAGAATCCGATAGTTCGTACCGGTGCCGGAGCGCAGATGCAGCGGGCCGCTTTTCGTGGTGATCTCGTAGATGTCCACGTCGTAGGTATCCGTCTGATACTGCTGCGTGACCAGGCCGATCTGCGGAGTCATCGCTGCGGGAACCGGCGCACGGAGGATACAACCTTCCGTCAGACGCTGCCATTTTCCCAGGTCATCGATGGGATGAACAAGGGTAAGCTCCCACTCGCCATTCAGCGTTTCTGTAACAGAACAAGACAGCGGGCTAACAATACCCAAGCCATTGTTCGAAAAGTCTGTGCAGTCAGGTGCATAGACGCAAATCATCGGTTTATCCTCCTTTCCTTAGAGATACCGCCAGTTGGGTTCGATGGTCAGGAAGGTCACATTGCCTGTCCATGAAACGGTGCTATTCCCGGGCGGTAGAGTCGGGAAATCACCACTCATGCAGTTGTTCATAGCAGTTGCGCCTGAATAGGCCTCTTGCAGAACGGAATCGATCGTGATCTCTCCATTCACATCGGATAGCTCTATGATGGTCATGTCCACGATCAGGGTAATCTCACCGCTGCCGGTGACCGTGATGATCGGTTCGGACGGCACATTGCCGGGATTGCTCATCGTGACATATCCGGAAGTGCTACCAGCGGAAGGCTGGATGTTCTTTACTGGAACATCCGATTCATACCAGAAAGGCTTACAGCGGAAATTCACAGCGAACGTCCTGTGCGGGTTGCCGCGCAGGATTTTTTCAAAGGGAATCTGGTTCGTCACCCGGGCATAATAAAAGCCACCATCGCGGTTAGCGAAGGTGACTGTGCCAGAGCCGCGCAGCCAACCAGCAATCTCGGGGATCCTTGCTGGATCTGAGATGATGCAGGTGGCTGTGAGCACCATATCGTCATAAACATAATCGCCCTCAAGCGTAGTCAGGCTGCCTGATCTGCCGGGGACATTGGTGAAGGTGGCGCGTTCAGCTGGGATGGTATGCGGAGGCTGCTCCGTTACATAGATCCCGTATTCAGTTGAGCGCACACCGTTCCATTCAAACCAATCTTGCAATTTCATCACCTCCACGAGAAAAGCGCCACTCCGAAGAGTGACGCCTTGAGGATTCAGGGCTTATTCGCACTTCTTGATCCGGTCAATGCCGTGCAGAGCAGCGAGAGTGGAACCGTTCTCCCAATCGATATGGATGCCACCAGCATCATCTACATGGTTGACGGTTCCTTTGAGCCCCGCAGGCATGTACCTGTGCGGATCACACATCTCAATCAGCTCCACCTTCGTACCAGGCCGGTACTGCTCACGGAGCTGCGCGAGAATTTCGGGTCGGATTCGCATCGAAAACATGGCGCTTCCTCCTTTCTTCAGGGTAGCGTATCTATCACTCTACTGCCCAGAAAAGTCAAGTCATTTAAGCAAATCTCAGTCCTTTACCGCGCTGCTGCCGCCTGGTGAGAGTGGCGATCTCAACCGCCAGGGAGCGGATATCCTGCTCATCACGAATAACCATCTGCGCCACCTGAATCGTGGAGCTGACATTGTTATTGTAGGTTCGCCTGTTATCGTTCGCGCCGTAGGCGACAGCACTCTCGCGTGCTTCATCTGTCAGATATCGGGAGGCATTCCGGATGACACGGGCTTGTTCCTTGCTCTCCTTGAGAACGCCTTGTCCAAAGCCCCGCATGGTCATCACGCCAACCTCGTCTTCAAAAACCCTCGAAGGGGATTTGATCTTGAGTTCGGACTTTGCGGCGCTGACTGCAGCACGGGCAGCAGAGCGCATGGCTGAGATCACACCGGAGCGTCCAGCGTTGATGCCAGCTTTGAGGCCTGCCATGGCGTTGATACCGGCAGATCGGAGCGTCGTACTCGTTAGGTTTGAATTGACTGCGGACTGGACATTCGAGGCAACGGTTGAACCGGTGGCTGTCATGCTATACGAGGTCATGGCCTGCGCCATGCCAGTAACCACATTTGTGCCGATCGGCCCAAGGAGTGTCGAAGTGAGCGCTGTGTTCAAAGCTGTATCAACAGCAGTTGCGATGCTAGAAGCATCCGTGGTGAAGTCATACTCCGTCATGCCAACGCCAACACCGGCAGCGACATTGGAGCCCACGGGCTTTACGCGGGTACTCGGCGATTGGATGCCAAAGGCGAGATTTAGGGCTGCTTCAAGGTTGGAAGCAACGGTCTCGGCATCGGAATCCCAACCGCCTTCTGTCATGCCCGCAGCAACGCCCTCGAGGATGTGCTGACCGGTTTCGGTGGTATCAAGCCCTTGCAGGAACGTGAGAATGTCTTGGAGGTTCTGAACGTCCTGCTCAGATACTTGCTTACCCTGCTGGATAGCTGATACCACTTCGGCCACATAGGCAGACAGTTCAGCGACCGTTTCGGGGCTGAAGTCCAAGCTCATGCTCTGATCAAGCACACCATGGTTGGTGCTCTCACCGCGCAGCGATGCCCAAAAGCGCTCCCAAGGCGTGTACTCGAGGGAATTTGTATAGGAGTTCATGCGTTCAACCGCAGAACCGATCAGATCCATGGTGGTGGTCGGCATAACACCTGCCCACATACCGGCAACAGTCGTGCCAAACTGATCGACCTCGTCAACCAGGGGCGAGATCGCCTCGATGGCTTCCTCGGTACCCGTGACTTCAGGAGCGATCAAAACATGGAGCGTACCATCTTCGCCGAGCACTGCGATCTTATCAGCCGTCAGCATCTCAGAAGGTACAGCGTCCACGGGAATCTGAACACCATTCTGCCAGAACTGCGCCTGGGAATCATTGAGCGCATCCGTATGATTCTCATAAGCTTCGCCAAGCTTGACGATGCCCTGGACTTCGACGGGGTTGGCTGCAATGAAGCGCCTGTAGGCCAGCAGGTCATATCCGTAGATACCAACGGACATGGACAGGTTCGGCTTTACCGCATTCGTATCATCATACTTGGTGATGTAGGCGGTAAAATCGGTCAGAAGCTGGGACTTATCACAGCCGGTGGCCTCAGCGAAGGAAGAAACGATCGCTTCGATCTGATCCGGCGAGAGGCTGGACATGTCGATGTTCTCGGCTTCCATGTACTTGGCGACCATGGCCACGATATCGGTCGGGGTCAACTGCGTCGTAAGTGCGCCGCCCGTGACTTCCTCATAAGCCATGACAAAGGCTGTCACATCCTCAGGCTTCAAGCCCGTCGTATCGACGCCTTCCTTTTCTAGGTACTGATAAATGTAAGCCGTGATGTCTTCAGGCTTCAGAGTGGAAATGTCAACACCGGACGCGAGTTCCTCGTAGGCGGACACCATGGCCACGATGTTCGTAGGTGTGAGGCTCGTAACATCCGCGCCGGTAGTCGCTTCAGCGTAAGCATCCACATAGCCGATCAGGCCCTCGGGGGTCAGTTCGGCAGTAGAAGCACCTTTGGGCACTTCAGTGTACTTGGCAATGAACGCATCGACCTGAGGCTGAAGCTCCTTGGCGGCCTCTTCATCCTGGTAGCCTTCGATAATCGCCTCGGTCGTGATCGCGCCAGGATCCTCGGCAAACTCAGACCAACGCTGCTCTGCGCCTGTCATGTCCAAGTCGGTCGCGATGGTCAAAACCTCCTCGGGCAAGGCGTCGCCAAACATGGACTGTAAACCAGGGAGCTCGGCTTCGCGACCATTGAGGAAGGTCTGAATGGCAGCTATCTGCTGGAGGGCTTCTGTGAAGTCGATCTCAGGGAAGAGCGCTTGCACCTCGTCCTCGGTCATGCCGCTATCCAATAGCGACTGAATCTGTGTCAGGATAGCAACGTATTCAGTCAAAGCGCCTTCATCCATTCCTGCTGCGATTGCTTCAAGCTGTGTCAGGATGGCGGGTTTTTCACTCTCGGATGCTGTCGTATACTCTCTAAGCTTGAGCATCAGAGCATCCACATCAGCACCGGCTTGCTGAATATCCTCGCTGTTCCACACAGGCATGACGATGGAGGCAAGTGTCTCAGCATACTCGAGCGCAGCAGTACGCCGCTGTTCCAGGTATCTCGCATCGAGCGCTTCCTGTGCAGCTTGGCGTTCTGCGCTATCCTCAATCAGCTGAATGAGCGCGTATTCCTTATCATACTGGGCATCGATTTCAGCGTTTACCGCAGCCATGCCCTGAGCAGCGGCAACCATGGCGTTTTCATATACGGTCACCGGCGCATCCGACTCGCCACGCGCATGAGCACGAGCGATCTCTGCTTCGACCTTTTGGCGGATGGTTTCAAAGCCGTCCGGGTCTGCCGGGGACAGGTTGTACTTGATCTCAATCGCCTCGCGGGTATCGATCAGTTCAGCCAGACGGATCTTCTCAGCTTCGGTCAAGAAACCGTTCTGCCGCTTCTTCAGCAGCCGTTCGATTTCTTTGTCCATGGCATCGAGGGTATCAATGTCGGCACTGATCTGATCGACCACCGACGTATAACCGGCAGCCTGTGCATCCGCTTTCATCTTTTCCAGCTCGGTACGGGTAGAGGCGGTCAACTCCTTGAAGGAGTTCGTCCAGGTCTCTACAATCTCATCCGATTCTTTTTCACCATCCGTCCAGACAGCAATCAAGCCGTCCATCCATTCTTCGGCGGACTTCAGTTCACGGGAGAAATCACTCTCGGACATACCGAAGAAGGACAGTCCTTCGCTGGATCCATAGAAAGTATCAGCAGCGTTGTTTTTCCAATCATCAGCCACCTTCGCCATGCCCTCAAGAGCCTCGCGGGCTTCCTTTGCACCGGAAGCATAATCAGCCAGCTTGATCGCGCCATAGACAAGCGCTGCTGAAAGGGCAACCATGGCTAGCTTTGACGAACCGAGGACTTTGACAAAGCCTCCGATACCGCCACCAGCAACAGAAACCTTGGTAGAGAACTTGCCAAGCGCCGTACCGGCTTTGCCCAGCACAGAGGTGACCTGCCCGACAGCGCTGACTGTCTTGCCCAAAACCAGAATGGCCGGGCCAGCGGCAGCAGCAAAGGCGGCAAACTTGATGATTGCCTGTCGTTGGCTCTCATCCATCTGAAGGAAAGAGTTGAGCAGCTCATTGCCCTTGTCGATCAGCTGCTGGATCGTGGGATTCAGATCATCGCCGATCTGCTGGGCAAAAAGGAGCGCCGTGTTCTTCAGGTTCGTCAGCTTACTAGCCGTCGTAGCATAGCGCTTTTCAGCTTCATTCGTCAGAGCCAGATTCTCATTCCAGGCGGCATTGGCAGTTGCCTGGGTCTGCGTGAACAGCTCACTCGCGTTAGTGGCGCGGAGCAAGGTATCGCGCAAGCGTACCTCAGCAATGCCGATCTCGTTCAAGGTGGCGATGGCAGACATGCCTTCCTCGTCCATCCGGGCAAGACCCTCGATAAACGCCTGGAACGCAGCAGCAGGATCGCTCTCCCACAGGGCCTTGAACTGCTGAGCAGAAAGGCCAGAGATATTCGCAAAATCCTCAAGCGCCTCACCGCCTGTGGCAGCAGCGACTTCCATCTTGACCAAGGCCTTACTGAAAGCGGAACCGCCCATTTCAGCTTCGATGCCCAAGGACGAGAGGGCAGCTGCAAAGCCCAAGATCTGTGCTTCCGACAAGCCGACCTGGTGGCCAGCACCGGCGAGTCGCATGGACATTTCCATGATCGCCGATTCTGTCGTAGCGTAGTTATTGCCCAAGTCAACCAGGGCAGCACCAAGGTTGCCGAACAATGACTGATCCATTTGCATGATGTTGGCGAACTTCGCCAGCGTCGTAGCAGCCTCCTCAGCGACGATGTCGGTACTGTTGCCCAGGTCGATCATTGTCCGAGCAAACTCCATCAGGTGCTCGTTTTCAATGCCCAGCTGACCGGCGAGAGCGACGACTTCTGCAATGTCCTCGGCGGAGGTGGCGATCTCGGTGGACATCTGCTTGATCTCATCCGAAAGCGCGGAGAACTCTTCCTCGGTTGCATCGACCGTTTTACGAACGCTGGTAAACGCAGATTCAAAGCTGATGGATGACTTGATGGCTGTTGCACCCAAGGCGACAATCGGGGTGGTTACCGTAGTGGTCAAGCCTCTGCCCAGCGAAGTCATTCCCTTGGAGAGCGTTTCGCATTTCTTGGAGAACGCCGTCAGTGCTTCACCAGCCGTTGTCCATCTGGATTGCAGGCGGTACAGCTCTTCGGTCAGCTTCTTGATCTCGGATTCCGTATCCTTGACGGCAGCCTTGGCGTTATTGAGGTTCGTCTTGGCCTTGGAGATCGCATCAGCGTTGTTTTGCATGGTCTTGCTGTTGGACTTGATTTGTCCTTCGAGCAGCTTGACCCTGTCAGCCAGCTCCTGGTATTCCTGCTGTGCAAGCTCCAGGTTGTTTTTCGCAGCGATCGTTGCGGAGTCAGATTCACCGAGCGTGGAGGCGTATCGTTCATAGGTGGCCTTGGCGGCATCAACAGCCGACTTGGCCTGTGTCATCGCTACACGGGTGTCTGCCAGGGATTGCTTCATGCGCTCCTGGCGGTTATAGGAATCGGTCAGTTTCTGATTGGCAGCTACAAGCGCACGGGAGTATTGCTCAACAGCAAGGTTCTGCTGCTTGAGCTTCTGGCCCAGCATGGTCAACTTCGACTGCGTACCATTAACGGTCTTCTCGAAGTTTTCAACGCCCGCACCGGCCAGCCTGAAGGTGGACTCAGCTTCCTTGATCTGCTGGTTGATGGTGCGCAGGTTTCGAGCGAAGTTATCGCTATCCAGCGACAGCGCGACCACCAACTCGCGCAAGACCTCAGACATCACGTTCACCTCCAATCATTAGGGTTTCAGATGGCCCCAAACCTGGTCGATATACGCAGGCTTGGGTTGTTTCTTTATGTGCTCACGCCGAGCATCCCACGCCCTCAGCTGTAGGAAGCCCAACATGTCCATTTCATCAATCTCTTTCATTCGCCAGCCTGCTTTGAGCAGCTCATTG